TTTCAAGTATCTCTAATATGTGCTTACATATATGCGCACATTCTGGATAAATAAAAGATAGTTCTATAACCATATTTCTTGTAGTAAGAAATCTTTTTTCTAATTCTTTTATGTAAATTTCTTTATTATCTATATCTGTGCTAATAAGCTCATATAACTTCTTTACAGTATCTTTTAGCTCACTCATTCCTCTACCTGTTCATTATCTATTTCTCTTAGTATTTCTCCGGCAAAATAAACTTTCTCTACGTTATATAACTCACGATTAATTATTGTGTCTTGGCATTTCTTAACTATGCGTTTCAACAAGCAATCGTCATTACATTCGCATCTTAGAGAGTATTCAAATTCTGCTCTACAAGAGAAATTTTCAACATATTCATAAGCAGGGCAATTTTTAATTATTTGCTTTGTCATTTTTCTCCTTTCGCACACGCTGTGCTTTCTTATACTTTTCAGTTATTTCAAAATAATCAGGACAAGTTACTTCATAGAATATGCAGCATCTCTTTTCATTCATACAAGTCTTATTCATATTTCCGTTAGGAGTATAGAACAGGCACTTAAAAATATTCTGTATTATATTCACTATCCTATAAGCTCCCACATTGCCGGAGAAAATTCTTCATCAAAGTATTGTTTAAAATCTCCAATCAACAATTCTTCTGACTTTTTATCTGCCTGTATCATTAATTCGCTTATCTTGTTAAATTTATTGTTTCTATTATTTGTTTCCATTTTTCTCTCCTTCTTACCAATCTACTTTCTGAGGTCTTACTTTATTCCACTTTCCCATAGCGAAAACTTTTCCTTTAAAGCCGGGGGAAAACTCTAAGTCGACAGATTCATCCTGTTTTATAAAACGTGGCATATCAGCCAAATTTATCGCAGAAATTCCGCTTGGTATTTCTATAATCACATCTCCAAGCATAGAATTTGGATAAGCGTCTCCTGCAATAAATTTTACGAATCCTTCTTCGCCATTATTAATTATCATCAAGAACAGGCTGTTGTCAGCCGTTAGAAGAACGTTTTTTATAGTGACGTGACCTTTTATATCAAACGTCTTCAAAGATATGTTAGCAACGGACTCAGTGTGGTCTAAGACTGGATATTGTATTTCAACAACTGTATTATCTGGCATTCTTCATTCTCCTTATAAATTCTTCTTTATTGATTAATCCTTTAATATACTTTTCAGTTACTTCTATTTTAGTTTCTTGACTTCCGAACCCTTTAAAGAAGTTAAATATGTCAAAATCATTTGCTCCCATTTTCCATTTCCTCAAAATACTTTTCTAAATTGTTTACAGCATATTCTAGGGAGTGCATTCTAAAGACATCGCATAGCTTGTATGCGCACCTCTTATTTAGTTTGATTGCAAGTTTGTATCTATCTCCAATCTTTGCTTTAGTAACAAACTGAGTAAGTCTGTAGTTCCCCAAATATACTCTGAGAGTTGAAGGAATCATCCCTACAATCTCAGCAAGCTCCTCTGTACTTACTAACGTTTCCTTCATAAGACAGCACTCCTTAGTTGAGTGTTGTCTTTTTGAGTTCTTCGTCAGCCATTTTAATAGCTCTGTCTATACGTTCTTTTCTTGTAGAACCTTGTATTTGTTTACCTAACAACGTAGCTAATGTCTTCAAACAAACAAATTCAATAAGTGCTATGATTGATTTGTAAGCAAAAATACCTACTACTACATTAACGATGATTCCTAAATCCAACATTGTATTTTTCCCTTTCTTTATTTGCAGCTCTCACTTGTGCAAGTCTAGTAAAGTCTATTTTCTTAAACTCCTTAGTTAAATAAGCAGCTTGTTCTTCACTAATCTCGTCATATTGTCGAGCTATTCTAACCTTTTCTATTAATTCCTTTATCTCTTGGTCTAAGTTTCCACCTCTTGCTCTCGGAGTCTCTACAAGCTCGTCAAACTTCTTCTGAGCAGTAACTAGACAAGAAGCAAAAAATTCATAAAATGCCATTATTCTTCACTCAATTCCTTTCTGAGAATATCTATAATGTCCTTTGGAGTTAAGTCTCTATTGGTTTTTATCTTCATAACTCCGTTTTCTCTGTCAAATTCAATTTCCATAAAATCTTTCTTCTTACCGAAGTTAAATAAGTTCATAAAAAATTTAATCAATACACTCTCCTTTCATATCAATCATTGTTATTACTACGTCTATATGGGGATTATCTTTATCAACTTTTACTCTTGAACCATCAGTAGATGCTATAATCTTAAAATTATCGTCTTTTATAAGATTTGCTTTTACTAATGAGTCATGCAAAGCTGCATGATAATTGCATAAATCAGCTCTCCTATTACTGTCTTGATAATAGATAGCTTGAACATTTATTGGAAAATCAATTGGGTTAAATCTTGTTCCAAATCTTTCTTTTATAAATTTGCATACTTCCTTTTCAAAAGCTATGTATGCTTTGCTTGGAAGTAATATTGTTCTTCCTGTTTTTAGAGTCACAATATTACTGTGATTCTTCTTTGTAACTGGTTTGATAGGTATTGTAAATTTTAGTGTTTGCATATTCTCTCCTTCTTTCTGGATTGAAAATGCAACGTGGATTTAGTTAAATATTTGATTTATTAAATATATTGTTTCTTCTAGCGTGAAATAGTATGTATCATCTCCAAATGTTATGTCATATCCTTTTCCACTTTCTTTAAAATCTTTCATTTTGTCTGTATTTACTATTAGAGGAAAACCAGACTTCTTCTTTATTGTTATAATCATCGTTAATCCTCTAATATTCTTTTGTCTTTGTTGTATTTAAGTTTTATTATTCCGCCAGCAGGATTTCCAAGAGAAAAGTTCTTAACTTTCCCTATGGCTATTTGTGGCTCATTCAATAATTCACCACTATATTCATCTCTTTCTCTATGAACAATAATTCCATAGTCAGCCATATTGTACCAATCTCCACTGCCGGATATTGAATACATATTTGGAAGCTCATCATCATCTGGCTTCTTTGGATGAGCTACAAAGATGATGAGTATTTTTAGTTTCTTTGCCAGCATACACAACTTAGATAATATCTGACCAACATATTTATCTTCTCTGTCTCTAAACTCGTTTCTAAGCCTGTTATATGGGTCAATTACAAGAGTCTTTGCACCACTTCTTCTTATGACTTTTTCTGCCGACTCAATTATCTCATCTATACTCCAAGAACGAGTTGTATCAAATCTTATAAAATGTTCTGATATTATTGAGAACTTTGTAAATACTTCATTTTGTCCAAGTTTCAATATTGATAATGGCTTTTGATTATACATTTCTGCAAGTTCTATGTATGCACTTTCTGGAGTAGACTCAAATGATGCTATGACGTGTTTGAAATCATATTGCTTAGTAAGATTTATAAGCAAATTGTTTACAAATGTAGACTTACCTCTTGACGGATATCCTGTTACAACCATAAGATATCCAAGTCTTATTTTTATTATTTTATCTAAACTTTTCCATCCAGTTTTATAATATTCTACATCTTCGTTGTAGATACTGCTGTATATTCCGTCAAAACAATCAGCAAAAGTAACAATTCCATCTGGATATACTGCTGTTGCACCATCAATAAAATCACTCAATTTCTCACCACCAATCAATGCTTCATTAGCATCTTTATACTTACCCCAGTTAACTATTCTGCAATTATCTTCACCAAGACGAACTAACAAATTGTTCTTTAACTTATCGCCAACAGAATCATTATCAACTGCCAGAATATATTTATCGAAGGAAGATACAAAGTCATAGCAATTCTCTATGCATTCTAACTTATTATCACTGCCACCTTGAGGAACAGAAACAGCATAGATACCCTGTTCAGCAAAAGCCAATACATCCATCTCTCCTTCAACAATTATCAATGGATTCTTTTCTATTTTGTCTTTATCGTATACTTGCACTAAATCCATTCCGAAGAATGTCTTTTCAGCATCTTTCTCTTGTCTAAAAGTTTTCTTGCCATCTGGTAAATTAGTACGATATTTCACATTTACTAATTCACCATTCTTGTAATATGGAATCTGGATTTCTTTGTTTTCGTTTAATGAAATGCCGTATTTATCAAGGGTTGATTTTGATATTTTTCTACTGTTGAAGTAAACAAGTAACGATAAATCATCATCAGTCTTAGTAGGTTCTTTTGGTCTTGTATATGTTTTGGGTTGCCGATAATTCTCATTAGAACTATATTGAATAGCTCCACTCCAGCCACAATGATGGCAATTATATAAAACAGCATCTGCATCAAAAGTAACAGACAGGCATTTATCAGATTTGTCGTGTCTACTTGCTGAACAATGAGGACACGTTTGTTTGCCGGAATGTTCAAGAGTTATACCAAGCATTTGTAACTTTTGTCTATAATTCATCTCTTTCTCCTACCAAAGTAAACCCTTTTTATTTGCTTGTTTTGTACTGCCGTAATTATTTCTTTCCCAAGTCCTAACGGCAGCTTTCCAGTCCTTCATTTTATTCTTTCCTATCATCCAATCTTTGCTTGTGTAATAGTCTATGAATGCTCCGGGGTCTACAGAGTTATTTCTTTCTTTACAATACTTTTCTACTTCTTCAATTGATGGCGGAAAAAATCTTCCGCTAGATATATTAATTGTATTATTCAATGTATTATTAAACCTTGTATTATTATCCTTCAAATTTTCTTGAATACCCCCCTTCAAATTTTCTTGAATACCCCCTTCAAAAAATTTTGAAGACCCCTTCAAATTTTCTTCCCTAGGTATGTCATTAATTTGAATTATTCTTTTATCAACTTCTTTTGTATTTTCTTTATATTGAAACGTTACTGTTATATATCCACATTCTTTTAATTGATTTATACAACTAGATATTGTTTGAATACTTGATTTGTATAAATCTGCGAAATACCTATTCCCTGCCCAACAGAAACCCTTTTCATTACAGAGGGCGGTTATTTCTCCATACAATATTCTTGATAAAAGCTTTAATCTTTCATCATATCTTACATCTGCCGGAATAATTGCATAATATGATTTCTTCTCCATTTTCCCCTCTAAATTACGAAATGATACTTACTTATTAAATCCAATCTCATAGCTATTAATGCAGCGTGTGCTTTGTTACGAGCTTGTAGTTTATGTAATATGTTTCTCCAGTATAAACGTACTGTCAGAGGAGACAGCCCTAACTGATTTGCTGTATCAGCATCAGACCAAGCTGCCCTCATAAGTACGGTTAACTCTCGTCTAGTAAGTTTGGTAGCCATTACTTGTTATCCCATGGTAGAGAGTCGCTTGCTTCTACAAATTCTTTCTTATCCTTATCGAAAGTTACTTTCTTATAAGAATTAGCTATGAATTGTGTAGTTTTGACTTCTTTCCCATCTTTGTTCGTATACTTATTAATGGATATACGACCTTCAACATATACGGCATCCTTTTTCTGGACATCTTCTCCAAATCTCTCAGCAAGGTCGCCAAACATTGTTACTTCAACGGAGTCATATTGTGCATTACCATCTCTATCTTTTCCAAGATAAATACCTAATAATGTCTTTGTAATAAAACCACCTTTTTCTAATGCTTTAATGTCAATAAAATTGACATTACCAATCAATTCAAATTTGTTACTGTTCATTTTCAGTCCTTTCTTGTTTTACAAACATTTTATCTGTCATACTTTTAATCTCTTTTATTAATTTTCTGCCAGTTTCCAATCCTTGTATCAGGCGAGCAAATTCATTATCATCGGCATACACACGTTTCGCTATATAACAAGGTGAGTAATTAGGATTAAATACAAAATAATCACACCACTCTCTACCAGTTACATACATCTGCATCTGCATTTGATTTAAGTGATTAGTGTCTATCTTCCCTGTCAAAGCAAGTCTCATAAATTCTTTATTTGCCGGAGATTTAATTTCTATTAATCCTTTATCTCCAACTAATCCATCCGGGGAACATCCAACATATTCATCAAGCTCAACAAATCCTACTTGCTTTACTTTATTCCCTGTTTCCAATTCATATATTGCTCTTGCCTTGGCTTCAAAATCATTTCCTCTATCAACGTGTTTATTACTCAATCTATTTGTAAATTCTGGGTAATTATCAGAGGAATATAAATCTGTAATTATTTCTTCTACAAGCGTATGCAATCCTTTTCCGTTTGCCATAATTGCAGTAGCGTGGCTTGCTGTCATTTTACCTTTCTTGATTTCAAACCACTCATCTGTTCCCTGTTTTATATCTTCATAAACTTTCATTATGCAGCCAGCCCTTTCAGTTTCTTGCCCTTTTCTGTGACTAAGCCAAGTAAATTATCATTGTCGATAATTTTCTTCTTGTTAGCCTTGTAAACGGCTTCTAATTCGTCTTCTGTTGTACACGCTAGTATTTGTTCAGAGATTGATAAATTCTTTTGTTCTTGAGTCTCTGAGGTGGTTGTAATTTTATCCGGCAAATCTTCTCCTGCATAAATGTATAAACCTAATCCATACATTGCTATATTCTTAACAAGACATCTCATAATAGCTTTATTAACATCAAACATTGTTGCTTTTTCTACTGTCTTATCTATGTAATTTCCTGTCCATCTTCTATCAACATATTCTTTGACTTGATATGTATATGGCTCTGATTTCATTGCATTGTTTGCACTATCCATTACAGGAAGCCACATTTCTAATTCATCACCTTCGCCATTACGAACCTTAGTATTAACCATATATCCAGTTTCATCATACATATACGGAACTAAGTGACCACCTTTTTCATATTTGACTATTTCATAGTCTCCATTTGGATATACTTTCTTAAATTCAGACCAAGCAAACACCCAAGAAAGATAGTCAAGAGCATTCTTACCTTCTCCTCTTTTTTCCTTCTTGTCATTAACATCAATTGCTAAAAGTTCTTCAAATTTACTCATAATGTCTCCTTATATTCTATTTTCGTCTTTCTTTTGTTTATAGTTGTATAAATCTCTAAGCATCTCTGTAAATTCATCAACAGTTCTGCAATTGTAAGCCATTGTAGGATATTTACTTGCTTTCTCAACCAAGACTTTCCACCTGAATTTAGGTCTGCAAGAAATATCTACTAATGCGCCACAAAATCTGCTTGTTGGTTTCATTCTTAGAAGCTTTACTATTTGGTTATATACTTCATAGAAGTTCTTAGCTCTTAATTCATCATCAATAGATAATTTCAAGTTTCCCTTTTTGATATTTATAAAATCTTGTCCTGTTGGTTTTTGTCTGTATGACATTGCAAGAACAATCGTAGGTGAACTGTTTAATTCATTGCACAATCTTTTTAGTCTTACATAATTCTGGTTATGGTCTTTCTCACAATAGAAGTTTATATAGTCTTCTATTGTCCAGTTATGTTGAGTTGTATTCAAATCTATAATTGTGTCGTAATTACTTTCAATTACTTGATATGGAATCTCCATACCTTGCTCTTTTAATGCTATGAATCTATGTTGTCCGTCTAATATCTCATATCTATCATTTACGAGTATAGGACTTCCTACATATCCATTCTTTGTAATACTTGTTTTTAAAGCATTGATGCTTCTTCTGTTGAGTCTTCTGTTTAATCCAAGAAAACTAAACTTCTTGTAATCTTTAGTCTTTTCCATTTTTTCACCTTTCTATCACATTATTTAAACTATCAATTAATCCTGTATTCTTTGCACTGTTAAACATAATTTCGCCCATCATCATTGCTTGTACTGGCGGAATTAGATATCCTTCTTCCTCAAGGATTTTCTTACCTACAAATCCTGCTGCTTTCCTTATAAACAGCTCTTTGTTGGCTTGACATCTTATACTTACTTCGTCATAAAACTCTCTTGTTAATCTCTTATCACCATAAGTTTCGTAATAAGTTCTCTTAATCTCTTTTGTTATGTTCTCCAACGCAACTATTAATGTCATTATCAGTTTTTCAAACATATCATTCCTCTACACTTATTTTACCTTTTGTTTCATCCGCCTGTTAAGTTATTCAGGCTCAAATGTAACGCTATAGTTACAATTATTTGACTTTAAAAAGTTAAGCTCATAGACAGACAGAAATGCCGATAAATACTTGATTGCATCTTCTCTTGTTGCAACGTATCTATCAGCATTTATCCCTGTGTAGAACTTTAATGAATCAAATTGTTCTTTATTAAGCGACACTATCATATTCAAAGTATTGTTTTTCATATTCTAGCCATTCCTTATATTCTTTTAAGTTCTGTTCATAGAGAATCTTTTGCTTCTCCTGTTCGCTTGGTTCAAAAGAAAAGTACATCAAATCCTCAATGTACTCTCCTTTGCTATTCATATATCCGGCATCTACAATCATTCTTGTTCTCCTAATTCATCCCATAAGAAGTATCTACTTCCTATGAAGTCATCATCATAGTTTTCTTGGTCATCAAATTCTTCTCTATATCTGTAGTAATCTATGCAAATTCCATCCATATTAGATGTTATATGTAGCTGTAAAGAATTATTTATTACTACTTCTTGCCAATCTCGTTCACCAAGATTTATTTCGATATTGTCACTCATTGTCACCACCTATATAAATACTCATAGCATTTTCAAAATCTTCCTGTTGTTTTATTACTATTTCTTTGTGTCCTTTTTCTATTTCATTTGCTATTTGTTTTTGGTAGTCCTTTAATTCTTTTGTAATAGACTTCCAATCTGTGTTATAGTCATATTCATCATATTCTCCGAAATTGATTCTCGTTCCATTAATTTGTAATCCGTAATAACCATTTTCAGAAAATAAAGCTATTGTACATACATTATCAGGATTTATGTATAAATCTTTTATAAACATCATTTACCTCAATAATCTATTCTAAAAGCAATATAGTCAGCTTCTTCTTTAAGCATTGCTTTTAGTTGGTCTACATCTAAATATTCTTCAAGTTGGCAATTCTGTATTGTTTCTATGTCACACCAGTTATCAGTTCTATCAAATTCAAGCCCTGTAGCTTTATTTATTTTTTCCATATTGTCAGGTTCTTGCCAGCTTACTATTACTTTGTTTATTATTGTCATTTGCTATGCCTTTCATATAATTCGTCATAATCTAGTCCTTCTTCGTATGGATAGATTACACAGAACATATTTCCGTATGATTCAACAGTATCTTCTGCTATTGTTCCGTAAGAGTTACCTTCCGAATCTGTTGATACATATACTTCCATATTTCCGTCAAATGCTTTTATTAAGTCTTTTACTTTCATTTCCATTCTATCCTTTTTGTTAAATGATATTTGCCACATAGAGGGCAGAAATAAACTCTTTGGTTATATTTCTTTGCCCTCTTATATGCTTCGTTATAACTGCTAAATTTAGCTTTTCTAAAACAGGATTTCCACATATTTCTAGCTGTATATTTCATTGGCTTACCGCCTTACTACAACACTCGTTGGTATTACTTCTGTCTGTGCTTCTATGTGAGTAAACGGCTTATCATTTCCTGCTTCTATTTCTCTTATTGCAGCAAATACAAAGCTACTTGAATATTTGTATATATCTATGAAGTTTTCTCTTACACAAGAGCTTTCTTCTTCCTCTTGTGGGAGTTCTATCTTTACGTTATTAGTTTGTACTAAATTCCACCAGCGTTCCTTGCAAGCATCGCTCTCACAATGAAATTCGCTACCGCATCCGACAGCTGGCACTCCAAGCTGTCTCATTAAATCTCCGCAAGCATAATCAAAGCATCCTCTGCGTTTAAGATAGTCACATAATTCTTCTTTTGTAGATATATATTTCTTGTTTCTTTCTTTTTCTTCTTCTTGTTCGTTAAACGCTTCTATATCTGCCTGTAGTAAATTTCTATAGTATTTGACTTGCTTTTCATTTTCTAGGTCAACGAAGTATATGCTGCTTGAGTAATCCAGATATCTTACATCTATTAAATATTTGCTTTCAAATCCGTTTAAGCATTTATCTAACAATTCCATTCTGCATTCTAAGTTGTCAAATCCGCTTACAACATATTTAGATTTGTAAGCATCTAACGGAACATTCTGAAATTTATTTATTGCCACATATACATTTGGTTCGTCATATTTTGTTTGACATATAATATCTTTTGATGATGAAGCTTTCTTAGCTCCTATATGAGCTTTTCTATACCATTGGTTTCTCAAATTCTTTCGTTCAATTACGTCAAAATCTATTAGAAAATACTCTTTTATGTATGTACTTCTTGCTACTTGGTCTAATATTCCTGTTCCTGCTGAACCTAATCCAACAACAGTCATATCTATATTTTGTTTTGGAATTGCATTCCACATATCTTTAGTTTGTTCGTATGTTATTATTGGATAATATTCGCTTATTAAATCTTTGTTTTCTTCGAGTTCATCTTTTCGTATTATTCTATAGTTTTGCTCTCGTTTGTATTTAACAGCTATTTCATCTTCGTTGTTAGGTACTTTTACAGTGGCAAGTGTTGATTTTCCTATTGTTCTTAATTCATACGGACTCTTTCTTGTCAGCAATTCTATTATTGCTGCTCTGTTTGTCATTTTTAGTCCGTCAGTTCTCTGTACAGCATAGTCAATTCCTTCATTTGTAACGTGTCTTACTGCCTGAAACGGAGAGTTACTATTCTGTCCAGATAATTGTCCTTTTAATATCTTATCTATTCCCGGTTTCTCGTATACTTGATGAGCTGTAACAGGATTACAGAATGACTGATATTTTATATCCATATAATCACCATCAAAGCTATAGTCCGTATCTTCTACATCTTCATGCAAATTGACGTGATTTAATCTATCGTGTATTTTATATGTTTTTCCTTTGTATCTTATTTCTAATATACATTTTGGTCTGATTGACCTACCAAACTCACCCATAAAGAATAAGTCATTTATAACACCTTTTTTCTTTGTTATTACGTTTGTCCACGCTGCTTTATCTAAATAAACAATTTTATAGTCGCAACTTCTCGTCTTATTGAATCGTTTAATCAATTCTAAGAGTTCGTCTTGCTCTTGTTCTGTTAAATTCATAATAATCCTTTCTGTTCATACGCAAGCAAAAAGGGCAGATTTCTCTGCCCTTTAAGTTACTTCTTTTTTAACTAACCATTCTTCTTCGGTGTAGAGATAAATAATGACATATCCTCTGCAATAATATCATTAGCTCTCAAGACATCACCATCTTCATCAACAATCTTAACGTCACTTGACAACCCATGAGCTTCTTTGAACTCTCTAATTGTAGTACCTTCTTCTACTTCGTAGTTTTGAACACCTGAAAGAGTTACCAATTCAATAGAACAAGTTTCTTTTTCTTCTTCTACTTCTCTTGTGTTGTTCAACGTTTCATTGATGTCGTTAAAGTTTGCCATTTTGTAATTCTCCTTTTTCTTTCTCTACTGCTTCTTCACAATCCTCACAAAACCCAGTAGTCAGTTCGTGTGAGTTTAACAACGGTGTATGACAACTCTTGCACCTGACTGACTCTATTTCATCGTCATAGTCATATCCATAACCGCTATCGTAGTTATGATTATATGCAGAGTAATAATCTTGATATGTCGGATAGCTTGTTTTTTCCTGTTTTATTGTCTGCTTTCCGTATATCGAGTATGTACTTGCTAATTGTATTTCTTTTGTACATTTCTCTTTTATATCTCGTTTTGTTTCTTCATATATTTCGTCAATTTCATTTTGTGTAATTTCTTCATCTGTTATTGTCAGTTCTATATCTTCTGAATTGTCTTCCGAGATATAATTCAGTAATGTATATTCTTGCTTCTTGTTTATAATCATTACCGGGAATTGTTTATGCCCTCTAAGCTCACTCATACTCTCATAATTCTTCCAGTCCGTTCCGCTTGGAGTAACACCCATATTAACGTGAGAGTGCCAATCTAATTCCCATTCTGCTAATTCATTTCTTGGAATACTTCTAATAAATTCCAATACAGCATCTTCGTCACATTCTACATAAGCTGGTTTTACTTCTTGCTTTAATATCTTGAAGTCAGTTATTGTTCCTTCTTGTATTCTTCCAAAGCCAGATATTTCATAATCACCTATCAGATTTATGTAACACATTAATTTTATGTATGCTCTTTTTGTTACTTTTAATTCTGAATATTTTGGCTTTGCAAACAGATTATATATGAACTGTTTACACTCTCTAAGCGTTACTGGAACAATACTTGTCCTTTTTGTTGTTTGTGGTTGTATCAGCTTTGTTTGTACTGCTGCATTTGTTTTTCTTCTTGCCATTTGTTTCCTTTCTAAAAGAAAGAGCTACCATTTCTGATAGCTCTTTACTTATTTTCTTCGCCTACTAAGCAACTTTCTTTTCTGCTACTTCTTTAAGATAGTTATTTAGAACTCCGTTACCATACTTTAAATATTGTTCTTCTTTAACGTTATCTAAGTTAAATCCTTCAATACCTAAGTCACAAGCAGTTTCTATTGTGTCACCTAATTTGAAGTTTATAATGTACTCTTTTTTCTTGAAGTAGCTAAGAACTCCTAACCATTCTCTGACGTGTACATTTGTAATTACAAATTTTTCTGCCTTTCCAGATTCTAAGAAACCTCTGTAAATTTGTCCGTAAGCGTATTTGAACTTGTCAAATTTCTTTTGTGTGTTGTTTGCCATAATTGACCTGCCTTTCTTGTTTTTGTGTTGTACTAATATTGTAAATAGCTATTTATTTTTCGCTTATTGCTTTTTTCAATTGTTCTTTTGTTATTTCTACAATTTCTGTGTCTTTTGTTTTTCCCTTTTGTGCAATATTTATATAAGACACTATTTCTTTTATTTCGTTTTTCAGATTGTTGTACAATCTTTCAAACTTTATTCCTGTTTCTTTGCATTGTATGAATTGCTCATACTCTCTTTTACTCATCACCATCTTTAATCACCTATCACTTCAAGCTCATCTATTGGGATAAGTTCTTGTATTACAATTTGTTGATTTATCTTTTTTTGTTTTTGCACATTTCTCTCTATTTGTATTTGTGCAATTACAATTATGTTAGTGATAATCATTATCACTATTAATACATTTCTCATATTTTCTCCTTTTTATTCATATTTATATTTGTTTCATTAATTCATCTATTATTTTTGGTAATTCTATCTCATCAAACTCACCGTTTAATTTGTAATATTCTCTGTATTCATTGAAGTTAAAGTGGTCAATTGTTTTTGATTCATTTCTTGTTAGACATACGAATGCAACCCACATTCTTTCAGTTCCTACTAAGTAATCAACTCCAATGAAGTTGCGTTGTTTAATAAACACTCTATTTTTTTTAACTGCATCACGAACCTCTCCAACGCACGTTGGTTCAAACTTTGTTAAATATTTATTCATAACCATTTCCCTTTGTTGTTATTTGCCTAATATTCACTTGGTAACATTATTACTTTGTCAGGATAATTTGATATAAAGAATTTCCATTCTCCAATTGGCATATCTGTTTTGGTCGTTGCTTTATTCAGTTTATTTTCATTTCCGTCTTCAACATTTATTGTTGCGTTATTTAATTCGTCACCACCATCAGCCACAATAGCTTCAACTACAATAAATTGTTCGTTTTGATATTTGTAAGCAAATGTACACATTAAATCAAACAACCAATAACATTCAGCGTTCTCACAGAAGTACGCTACACCATCAGTTGCATACACATCAAGGTTATTTAGCTTGTGATACATTTCTGTACCATAGAACTGTTTTAATCCATCTTTAAATTCAGTCATACTTATTTTCATGCGTACTTCCTTTCTCTGTTAAATATTGATAACGCTACAGCGTGTGCTACTTTTCTTGCGTGATTCCAGTCATACGGCTTTACTTTACCTATCTTTCCTGTTCTTTCGTATGTTTTCATCAAATTCTCATAAATTTGTTCCATAGCTATCTCCTTTCATTTGTAAATAAAAAGTCACATTTCTTGATTTTCTATTGAAAAATATGCTAAACTTACGATAGCTACCGGCTCGTATATCTAAATAGATATAGCTAGATAGCTAGAAAAAGCTGAGACTAAATAAAACTTTTTCTTGGTTAACTCAGCCACCAAGAAAAAGATTGTTACTTGTCTGCGTTAGCAGACGTTCCCTCAAGATGAGGGCGGAGGGAGTTGAACCCTCAGACAAAAGTAAATTGGCTGGAGTTTATTAAGAACAAAACCCCAACCAATAGCGTTTTCAAGGAGTGTTTTTATACGCTACTTCGTAAGCGTGTATCTTTAGTAGAGATAGTCTTCTGCGTATTCTCTGCTTTCGACTTTCTCATTCAAGAATTGTCTATATCTTTCATCTATCTCTTTATCTTCTAAAGGATATTTCTCTACATAGTTCAAATAATCTTCAAAAGCATCAAAACCTATACTTTGTAAGAACAATTCAAATGTACAGCTATCAGCTTTGTCTATTCTTTCATAGAAATCTTTATTATAGTTCTTACAAGTAAGCTCATCTCTATATTCATCATTGATATGATTAAACTTATTAACTACACTCTCATTAGAGTAATATCCTTTTCTATGTTTCCATTCTTCTTTATTCTTTAATGCTTCATAAGCTCTATCTAAGAAGTCACAAGATGTACATACATCTTTGTACTCAATAGTAAACTGATATCCACCTTCAATTGGTTTCTTTGTCACTTTAGCTACTTTAAAAGCTTTTTGTTTAGTCATAAAGAGAATAATTCTTTCTGGATAGAAGTTATTAGTAAATGTAAACTTCTTTTCTCTACCAAATACTTCATTCTTGATAATTTGTTGTCTAATAATTGTAAATAAATTCTTCATTGTAATAATCCTTTCATTTTAAGTAACTTCATAATTTATATTTCGACAGTTGATACTAAAAGAGAGAACCTTAATTGGCTCTCTCTATTCTTCTATTTT